CAGCGAGGAGCAGGAGCAGGAGCGAGACAGTTCGCAATCCAAAGCGACCGAGAAATAGCCGACCACCCCTTCGACATCGGCGACCAGTTATACGTAAGCGACGACGCCGCGGGATTAACTAACGAAGAGTCTTTAGGATTTATTAATGGTTTCTTCGAAGTAGGAGGAAACGTAGGAATAACTTATACTCCTAACCGAAATACAGGAGCGGGTCTCGTACACGACCACGCCGTCGGCTCTCTATTATATATTAAATACGGCGAAAGAATGGTCGCTCATACCTGTTTCTCTCCTAATGATGGAGCTAACGTAAAAAGCCGAGTTATTCAAGCTCCTTCTTATAAATTAAATGATATTGAAATGTTAGTTCAGTCAGTACAACCTCCAGAAGGATACGCGAACGGATTACTAAAGGCTAGTCAATCAGCGGGAGGTATTTCTTTCGATTTAATGACTTATGAACTCCACAGACATAACCAGAGCAATACTAACGGTTTACTACAGGCTCAAATCCCTACTTTAGCAAAGAGGGCGAAAGCGGTCTTCGTACACCCCTTAAGAAGCGACGTAGCTCGAAACGCTTTAGTTTCTTCTCTAGTAGGTATTCCAGATAACGCCGTAAACTATGAATTTATTCACGGCTCAAAGCATTTCCCCTCGAGACTCGCTCCACTAGGAAGATATTCTCAAGCGGTAGCAGACGGAAGCAATAGAAACGAAGCTCTTCATACTAGCGAATTACAGAAAGCTATCGTTAACGTAGGAGAAAGAGTTTACAATCTTCAAAAAATCGCCAGACACTTTTCAATCGCTAGAAGTCTTTCTAAATACGGCGGTACTATGGATTTATCAGGAGATACTCTCTCAATTCGTATCGACTATAACGCGGGAGTTCATACTAAATTATTTAATAATTATGTCTATTGTCTCCGCCGTGTAATGGTTAAAAATGGAATGACCGAGGCTAGTAATCAAGTTCCAGCAGGAGGAAAATAAAATGTTCTCATTTGTATTAATCTTTTTATCTTTATATTCTCAAATGAGAACACACTTAAAAAACTTATATATTATAATATATAATGACTTACAATTTATCAGGCGAAGAATACGACGATATAATAGAGACTATATTCTGGAATTTATCTTTTAATATTTCAGTTGAAGAAACTTTAAAGGGTTTTAATTTATCGAAGGAAGACGAAAAATTTATCGAGGAAAATTTTAAAATTTTAATAAAAAATTAAAATAAAAAATAATATATTAGTTTATATATATAAAATGAGTTCCCCGAATATTGTAAACGTCGAAAAATTCGAAATTTTACCTTCTAATCAGCCTTCTAATAATACTTATTCTTTTAGAGGCGGAAATCCTACCATAACTTTAACTATTCCAAGTCAGGCGAAATTCTTAAGACCTTCATCTGTAAGACTTAACGGTACTTTACGACTCCAAACCGCCGCGGGAGTTCTTCCTGACTGTAATAACTTAAAAGGAAATGGAGCGAGCGTCATTCAGTTAAACCCCCGTTTAGGCGTTCATTCGCTTTTTAAGAATGTAATTTTATCGAGTGAAGCTACTAACCAGTCTTTAGAATCGATTCGTAATTACGGAAGATTAGTCGTAAGTCTTTTAAGTTCTACACATTCTCCAGACGATTTTATGAGCGAAAAATCTAACGTTTCTTTAGCGACAGCAGTACAGGGCGGAAGCGATAATTTAGTAGGAAATGAAGTTCGCTTTAGTGTTCCTTTATATTGTGGTATGTTAATGGGGGGTAATCCTATTCCTCTTTCTGTTAACGGAGTTAACGGTTTAACTTTAGATTTAGAGTTAGCGAGCGATTCTCAAGTACTCAAAGGAACAAACGCGGGAGACGCGGCGGGAGCTTTTATTCAGGTTAAGGACGTTTCCATATCTGGAGATTATTTAGTACCAGACGATAAAGGAGTCCAAGCTCTTTCGGTAGCAGGTTCAGGAGCTTTTTCTTATAACTCTTACTCCTCGCTCTACTCTGTTATTAATTCAGGAGACGCGACTCAAACTTACAATTTAGCGAAATCGAATGTTCTTTCCTTAATTCATACTTTTATCCCTGTATCTCATTCGAATACCTACGCTCAAGACTCATTCAGCAACGGAGAACTTTTAAATACAGATGCGAACGGAGTAAACTATAATACACCCGTAAATCTTAAGAAAGTTTCATTTTCTAGAGGCGGAGTTAAATTAGGTTTAGATTATGAATTAGACGTCGAAAATAATTCAGTTGAAGGTTTAGCCGAAACACAGTTAAATATTAATTTCCTTAACGCTTTCGCTCCTTACAATTCCTTAACCAGATTACTAAACCAGAACGCCTTATTAGGAATCGGCGGAGTAGACCCTCTTCCCTACCAAGACACCGCCGCTCCTCTAACTGGTAATAAACAGAACGGAGTCTCGGTAGATGCTAACGTTAGAAATTTCGGTATAGGTTTAGCTTTAGATAGAGTTAGCGATATGGGCGTTAATTTCAAGGGTCAATCGTACTCCAGTCGAATTCAGTCTACACTCGACGGAAAAAGCCCGAACTCTGTCTTTACTTATGTTAAATCGAAGAACGTCTTAATGTACTCTCCTAATGGAATTATGGTTCAAAACTAATTTATTTCTTTTCTTTCTTTCTGTTCTCATTTGTGATTATATACTAATAAAAATTTATACAAATGAGAACATTTTTAAAATTTTAATAAAAAAATTAAAATAAAAAATAATATATTAGTTTATATATATAAAATGAGTTCTCAACTACCAGAAATCCTTCAAGTAGGTACTTTAAAGTCAGCCGAAAATATGGAAATTAAGACCGAGGTTTTAGACCCTATCTCCTCATCTAATAGCGAAATTGTTTTCCAGATTCCTAAAAATGGTATTTTAGACGGCGGTTCTTTTGTATCTTTAGCAGTTAAACAATTAACAGGCGGAACAGGAGCTTTTCTTCCTGTAAAAACTGGTATTCACGGTTTAATTAAATCAGTACAACTTTTAAGCGGTTCGAAGGTTATCGCCTCGAATGACGATTACGCTCACTATGCGACTATGGTTCGACAGTTCGAAACACCAGAACATCGAGCTAACGTCGATATGGTTAAGAGTGGAGCGTGTATGGATAGATATAACGCTAACGATGCCGCTACAGGTCGTCTCGCTCCTAAAGATTTAAATTTCACTACTAAAGCACCAGACAACACAGCTCGAGCCGTTGTTCCCGATATGATTAAACCAACCGCCGACGATGCCTCGACTCCTGTATTTTGTGTACCTCTTTCTCATCTAGTCCCCTTTATGAGGTCTAGACAGCTACCACTCTTCGCGATGAAAGAAAACGTTTATATTCGATTAATCTTAAATCAGCAGACATCAATTAACGACGGTTCTATCTGTTGTTTCACTTCAGGAACAGCCGACAACGCGACTAACGGTACAATCGTTCCTTCCTTTGTAAATATTAAGTTTTATAGCGACCATTTATATTATACTGATGATACTATGGCTAAAACACAGGCTCAAATCTTTTCACAGAACGGACTTACTTATCTATATGAAGATATGATTACCACGAACGCTCAAGTTCCAGCAGTAGCAAATCCAGCAGCAGGAGCAATCACAGAACAAAAAGTAGAAAGAGATTTAGCAGTTAGCGGAAGAACTATTCGTAGTATAATGGTAGCAGAAAAAGACGTAGGAGCGAATCATAATTTACTCGGTCAATATTTCTCGAAAGCTCTTCAAACTGATACCGAATATAACTTTAGAATTAACGAGAACCGATTATACGATAGAGATATCAGCAGACCTTCTCAACAGTATAACGAGTTAACTCAAGTACTTAACAAGCCTCTTCAAGTACCGAACCAGCTCTTTTCTTTTGACGCCGATTCTAATAAAGCCGCTACAGATAACGCTCTAACGCAGAATTCAGTATATATCGGTCAAATTGAGGAGTATCAATTACCAAACGGAACAAATACCGATTTAGCTAACGATATTCGAGGAACTTCTCATTATATAGGATACGACGCAACTACTAGCGGATTTAATGTTCTAGGAAATGGTAAGAAGATAGGAGTTAAACCTGTTATCGTACAGAAGAATTATAAGAGAACCCGAGGAGATGTAGCAGCTCGAGAAATGAGAGTCTTTACTATGGTCGAAAGATTAATCACTATAAGAAACGGAGAAGTTGTAGTTTCAGCCTGATTCTGTTCTCATTTGTATTTTTTATCTTTATAACTTTTCTTCAAATGAGAACACCTAAAAAAATAATGTGTTCTTATAATAATTAGTAATGAGTAAATTTTTATTATTAGAATGTAATCGCCTTCGAAGTAAGGGAGGAAACTTATTAGACAATACAAAAGACGAATTTAAAAATAACTGGATAAATAATATATCCTCTTCTGGAATTGTTATCAACGCAGGAGACCAAATTTCACTCGAAGAAACTATAGTTAATTCTCGAGGAGCTAGCGACGAAGTTATAGAATTTAGAGGAGCAGAAAACGAGAACGGATTTCTAGATAATAAAGTAGAATTAACTTATTCTTTTTATATCAATAATAGCGGAATCAATACTGTAAAATTACCTTTAATAAATCACTGTACTTATAGAGGAAACGCCGCTACTATAGCGGGGGCGAGTGATACTACTTTAACTCCTGAATTAACAGCTCCTCCAGCGGCTTCAACTTTCAGCGACCAGACTAACGGACAAGTATTAGCACATTCGAACCAGAATTATTTATACGTATACGCGAAAAGAAGTATAGGAGAAACTTTTTTTTATCCTGATGACGGTTCAGCCGCTACAACTTACACGACTCAACCATACGACGGAATGACCGATTCTTCCATCGTTTTCGGGAATTATCTTTTTCGAATAAGAGAAAAAGTTAAAGGAGGTTCAGCAGCAAATAATATAAACGACGGATATAAAGCGGGATTTATATATAATACAGTAATCAGCCCCGCCGCAAATCCAGCGGGAACGCCTTTTTCTGGTTCGGGAATGAAAATTAAAGTAATTTCAACCACATCGACAGGAAATATTTATGGTATTATAGATAAATTCGAAGTATTCGATATCGGTTCAGGATATAACCCTGACGCCTTAATATCTGGATTAGCTACTATAAAATTAATGGAGCCTATATCAGGCGACCCTTTTCAGGGTACTTCACACGAATTCGAACTAACCAGTTTTCCAAGTGAAAACTTTAAAGAAACAAATACTAAAGATTTTTTTGATGGAAAAAGATATTATTTTAATAATATAGATTTCGGGGGGTTTTGTGATTCTCGAGAATATACAGATAATACCGCCGACACACCAGCTCAAGATTTAACTAAATTTAATTCTACGTACGGTAAAAGAACTCGGTCTTTATCTTTAGAAGTTCCAGTAGGTTTCGCGACTCCTGATAATGTAGGAGAAATCTTAACCGACCAGCTACACAAACCGAGCAAAATTACAAAAGAGAACGATACCGCTCCTTTTTTGAAATATAGTAAAATGGTAAACGCTCACAGCACAGAAACAGGAGATATATCTTTCGATTTTGAACCTGTCGTTATTGATACTCCTACTTATTCTCCTGTCTGTATGAATGGTTCTCAAAGTGGAAACCCACGGGGAGACTTAAATACCTTTACACAAGTACGAAACCGTTTTTATAATTCTGTCGCGTGGTTAGAACCTGAAAGAATCGAAGGTTTAAATTATTTTAATACTGGATATAGAAAAGCAACTACAGACCACGGAGACATCGATATTTTAACTGGAAGATTAGACACTCCAAGCACACAGACGAGCGGATTAGGAACTGTCGGGGATTTCGGCTACGGTCATACGCGAGAGTTCGGTAATCACGTAGTTTTATTAAATACTTTTAAGAATACAGATTTTCAAAATAACGCAGATAAAGGAGTATCGAATCAGGTAGGACTCACGAAGGGAAGTTTAATTATAACTAATCTTAAATATACAGAAAATAATATTAAGGGGTTAGCGGCAGGTTTCAAAAAAGCGGAAAAGTACATAGGAGATTTAAGTCAAAATATCGACGTAGACTCTCAAGCTTTTAAAAATAGATTAGGAGTATTTTTAGATATAGGAGCGTACGATGACGAATTCTCGAATAAAGTATTAGTAAGAGACACTCAAGGAAATACACTCAAAGGACAGAGATTAAAATTCGCTACTATAACGGAATCAGCTAATTTCGGGAACGTAGAAATTCCAGTCGACCATAATTTCGCAGACCCAACCACAGGAAGAACTCTTCAAGGATACCAGAAAGACTTTTTTAATTTAGATAACGACGGACAAAAGCTCGGCGGAGTATGGATTAAGAGTAGATTTCAAAATGGATATTTATATAATCCTTCATCTGTAGACGGAACAACTCCTAACCCGAACGGAGACACGGCTAATTTTAGAGGAACTTTTCAAGCCGAGACTTTTACCCCAGATACTAGCGTATTTAATTTTAGTACAGCGGGAGATATTACTTTCGAAAGCTTCTTTAATTCTAGATTCACAAATGAGAACGGAATTACTCAAAATTACGAAGAATATATTAAACTTTCACAGGAAAACGATATAGGAGCGATTCCTGTTTTTTGTAGACACGAAGGAGTTAATACTATGACTCGAGGAGGAATCGACCTAGTATTAGAGACTCCTTTTATAGCTTTCGTTTCGGCTTTTGAACTCGGTACACCTACACAGCCTTTCGACCCACAATTAGGAACAGATTCAGCGAATAATATATGGAGGTTAGATACTTCGAACTCGACCTTCGGTACTAAAATCGGTTTAGATAAATCTTTCACTAGAAACGAAGCCGTATTTATGTATAATCCTCAAATTAATAACGTTTTATCCGCAAGTTTAGCAGGAGGAACGGCGGACGGAAATAATTATATAAATTATGGATATATAGGAGCAGTTAATCCAAGTATAATATTTAACCCCGCTTTATCACGTTTCGAAATATCTGGACTTAATACTCCAGTCAGTACAGGAAACGGACTTCTAACTGATATATTAAATAATTTTGAAGCTAACGATAACCCGAACCAACAAGTACTTAATTTAAATAGGAAAGGACAAATAATAACCAAACAGTCAAAACCGAGAGGAGACCAAGTAAACGGAGCAGACGGAAATCCTATTCCTATATCTATAACTCGAATAAGTAATTTTCAAGTAAGACAGAAAGAAGGAAGTATTTTAGATTCACAGAGCGGAATCAGTATCGAAGGATTAGGACTTTATGATAAAAGCGGAAATATTACTCAATTAACAGAAACAGATTTTACGAAATTTCAGTTTTCTTTATTTGATAAAATAGGATTCGATTTAAATCAGCTCTTACCAAGGATAGGAGAATCGAACGCTTTTTTCACAAATGACTTTTTATTCCAAACTCATACAGGATTTAAATATCAGGATATACCGAACTTCTTTACAAAACCTACGACTACGGGTTCTTATGTATCTTCAGCAGAAATTCAAACGCTTTCTTTAAATGAAGATGACGCTCCAGTTTTTAATTTAGGTATGGATTCCTTAAGAGATTCATCTCCCGATATTTCACAGGGAGCTATCTCGGCTTTTAAACTTCCAACTAAACTCGAGATACCGTACTTTTTAGTTTATAGTTCTATATTAGAAGGCGGAGTAGATACTCAATTTATAGGAGGAGAAGACGGACAGAGCAAAATTCCAGCGATAGGAATATTAACTAGGGAGAATAATCAGGGAGACTTCTTTTATAGCCCTTCGAGCGACTTTGTCTTCACAGCTACGAAAGATTTCGTTATAACAGAAATCGAAACTTCGATTAGATTACCAGATGGAAGCAGACCGAAACTAGAATCTCATTCTTCAATTATTTACAAAATAACCAAACCTTTAAGAAGTTTACCACAGAACGCGACACCAATTCCTCAACACGTAAAAAGAACAGAGGAAAATCGACGTAATAAAAAAGGGAACTAAATAATAAATGATAATTATCTCAATAAATAATAATAGAATGGTAATCGAAGTCGATAAAGATAAATATAAGTTTAAATATTTAGACCCTCTTTACCAAGAGTACCAGCGACAATATAGAAAGAAATATTATTTAGAAAATAAAGAAAAGATTAAGAAATATCAACAGGTATATTTAATACATAAAAAAGGATATAAGACTCGGGTTTCGTGGAAAGGAGAAAGAATTACAAAGACTACGAAGACTTATGGAAACTTTATTATAACCTTCGATTAGTGTTCTCATTTGTGTATCTCTATTAATATAATTTAATACAAATGAGAACAAAAATTAAAATATTAAGTATATATATAGAATATGACTAACTGGACGGATTTTGTGAAAAAGGTCGCTAAAGAAAAAAGTATCTCATATAAAGAAGCCCTGAAGGTAGCTTCTCCACTATTCGAAAAAGAAAAGAAAAAGGGTAGTAAAAAGAAAGAAGAATCTCCAAAGGAAGAACCTAAAAAGGCAAAACCTAAAAAAGATAAATCGAAACCTGTTGTTAAGAAATTCGCGAAGGATAAACCGAAGCGAGATAAAAACATAATGAAAAAAGAGGGAGGCAACAATTACGGAGAATAATAAAAGATTACATCTCTTATATATATATTTAATGTAATATATTAAAAATACATTAAAAAAACCCTTAAATACTACTTTTATGCTAGTTTTACACTATATAGTTAATTATAGTACTTAAAACAAACATAAATTATATAATTTATGTTTGTTTTAAGTACTAATAATAAAAGAACTATTAAAAGTATCATAAAACTAATATATTTTAATACCTAAATTAATATATTACTGTATATTATAGCTAATAATGGTTTTTACGTGTCCTTTATGTCGTGAAGAATGGATTCTTACGAAAGGTTTATGCTCTTCCTGTGATAGGATTCGGTTCTTAATGTCTATCTATGATAAGAAGATTATAACTGATATTTTAGATAAATGTTTAGTAATACAGAAATTCCAAGATAATGAAGAATATTATAAAGACCCTATTTCTAATAAATGGATTAAAAAAGAACCAGAAGAAAAAAATAAAGAGTAATAATATAATATGAAGCTAAAAAGTATAAATCCATCTTCTAAAAAAGATAAGAAGTTCGACGCGGTATTTATTGATAAAGATACAAAGAAGGAAAAGAAGATTTCTTTCGGGGCTAAAGGTTATCGAGACTTTACTCTAATGAATAAAAAAGGTTCTCAATTCTACGAAAAGGATAATAAGAAAAGATTACAAACGAGAACAAATTATCAAACTAGACACGCGAAAGACTTACAAACAGAAAAAGGAAAGACTGGAATATCGGCGGGAGCTTTGTCGTACTTTGTACTCTGGACTTCTCCAACTTTAAACGGAGGAATTCGTAATTATAAAAAAAAATACGGATTATAAAAAAAAAATCTATTTATATATATATTAGTAATGTCTCAACCTTACGGAACTTTCCAACAGCTACAACTCGACAAACTTACAGCAATCGAAGCAGCTAATAGCAGTCATTCGACTAACGCTACAAAGTTAACAAATATTCAAACTATTACAGATACTAAATTATCCGCTATACAGAATTTTTTAGATAAAGATAATAGTCAGTTCCATTTAAAACACCACACAACCTCAAATTTAATCGGTAATACTTCCGCAGATGGAAGCGGAAGTCATAATCACCTCCACGTCGACGGAAACGGGGTAGCTAAATCTTCGGTAGTAAATACAGTTAATATTAATCCAGCGAACGAGGTCAACGGATTAGGAAGCCCTTCTAAATCTTTTAACGTATCAGTAGCGAATCAACCAAACTTTAAATTAGAAGATTTATCTTCATCACTAAACGCCCAGAACGCCTCGGGGACTTCTCGCTCTGTCGCCGTAGGTTTAAAAGGAACAACTAATATAAGCGATGTTCCCAGCGGTTCGACCTTCTTAAAATGTGATTCAGCGGGGAAATTAGAAACTAAACAACCTTTAGAAAACGACACTATAAACGCTTCTTTATCTGTTCCAACTGGATTCGGCGGAGGAGCAACTTCCGCAGAAATAGAAATTAAGTCTAAACCTTATAAAGGTAAAGTAGCGATAGTAATCGAGAATCCTTCAGTAGCGGGAGCTTCGACTACAGTATCCGCAACCTTCGCAACCAGTAGCGGGGGAACTTTTTATAATGTAGACTTATCACACATCGAACAAACAGCGACGGGAAACTGTAATATTCTTATAATTAAAGATTTCGTTCCTCCATTTATTAAAGTCAATATTCAACAGTCATCAGGAGGAGCGGTTAATTATTCCGTTAAAGCCATATATTAAAATGTTCTCATTTGTAGAAAATTTATTAAGTATATAATCACAAATGAGAACAGCTAGTAATCCCCGATAAATTCTACTTTCGGTTTAGTTGTATCAGGAGGTTTCGGTTTCCTGAACTTTCTCGTACTTACTTTCTTTTTTAATCCTTCAAATATAAAATTAGGATTAATCGGTTTTTCTTTTTCTATTACTTCTTTTTTAATTTTTTTTTCCATCTTTGAGAGTGAAGCGTTATTAGGTTTATGAGCTTCTTCTATTTCGTCTTTACCAAATGTATTTTTTAACATATTTATATATAATTTAGAAATAAAATATTTTAATTGAAAAATAAATATATTAGATTATATATATAATATGTCCCTAATCAGTTTATCATCTTCTACTATAGACAATCCCGACCAGAAACCCTTCGATTTTAAGAACCATTTCCCCCAGCCCATTATTATTAAACCACATTCTAGCGTCGCTTTAGTAAATTTCTATCATTACAGAGACGACGAATATTTTAGAATTCACAGAGGAAACCGTATTCTCGGTTATGCTATAGGAGACGCGAATCTAGTCGGCTATCGGTACGCTAAATTAAATTTAGGAAGATACGAAACAGGCGATTTATTAGCGACTGAAGTCGCCAGAGCTTTAAATGCGACAAGAGTTCAGCAAAATTATTCTTTTCAGGTAGTATTCACAGCAGGAAATCCACAGGCGAACCCGATAACAATTGACGAATTTAATATTTCATACGTTCACGTTCCAACCCCTACCACGAAGGGCGGTTCGTGGAGTAAACTCTCGGGAGAAGAAGGAAACCTTATGACTATCGCTAATAACGACACAGATAACAACGTAAGCGAAATAACTCCAGCAGGAACAGCAGCGGCGAATCTCGGTAAAAGTTGTTTAATGTTAAGAGGAATAATTACACACGAAGGAAGCTTTAGAATTACAGGTATCGGTAAATATGGTTCAGCAGCAAACGGCGATTATTTCGAAAATGCTTTACATAATACTAACTTCGGTTTAGTAAGAAAACAGTTTAGCGAATTAGGAAACGATTTAGGAACAGCAGATTTTAATCGAAACTTCGCCGATATTTTAGTAGAAGTCGAAACAAATCCAGCAAATAACGAACACTCGATAGTTATATCCACATTAGCTCAAAGGCAGGGAACTTCATCTATTCTCGCTCCTAATGGTAAAAATCAAACAGAACGCCGAAGATTTACAGATGCTTTCGTCGACGCAGTATTCGAAGAGAAAGATAAATTAGGATTCGAAATATTAATTAATTCTTCTAATCGTTCTTTTATTGTTAGGTTATTAAAATCAACAGATAACGGAGCTACCTATACAGCGGTCGCCGATGGAGCAGGAGATAACGCCAATAACGCAGACGGCGGAGTTAATGTATATTCTCCAACTATAAACGGAGTACAAATATCAGGAGTTATTTATCAATCGAACGGAGTACCGTTAGCAGGAGGCGGAGGAGTCGTAGCACAGACCAGAACTTTAAATCGAGCTTTACCAATTTACGCCCCTTTTATTCCTTTCGTATCTCCTGAAAAAGCACAACTCCACCCAACCTCCTTCGACTTTGATAATATCGACTTCACTACCAAAAACGCGGGAGCAGCTCCTAACAATAATTTTACAATTAATATCGATAACGACCCCGCAGGAAAAGACGCTTCGTACGATTACGCGACGACAGTATCAACTCCAGAAGGAGCGGCGGGAACAGTTGTTAGTTTAAATCTCGACTCATTAGGATTAAAACAAAACGCTACCGATATTTATAAATTAGATATGTATCCAAATAAGAACGTAGCTCTCGACCCCGCTAATAAATTCGGCGAAATGACTTTTAGTACTGAAGCGTCTTTCGGCGTGAATGGAGGTTTCTCTATTACAGGTCTCGCCGTTGACCCACTTACAGCAGATAACGACATATTACCAACCGAAACCACAGAAGCGGCAAAGCTTCAATTATCAGGAGTTTTTAATCATACTTTAATTAATTCCTATACAGATTTAAACGGAGAACCGATAAGTAATATATCCAATATTCACGACGAAGTAAGACATACAGCAAGCTTCGGCGGAATTCATTCTGTAAGAGTAGGAGCAGACCTTACCGCGAGGTCTACTTTCCTTCTTAATAGATTACAGCAGGCAGACATCGGGGCAAACGGCGGAAACCCGACTCGCTTTACAGGAAATACAAGGAGCGGAAATATCGGTTCTACTTTAGGATTTAGAGATAACTTTATAACAAATGGTACAGCCGTTCTCCAAATAGTAAGCGACGACGTACCCATAAAATTAAAGACTGATAATAATATCCATATATCTATCCCTGAATTAGGAAACGTCGGTTCTTATGAAGGAGAAGCACAGACAACGGGAAAGACTATTAAGATAATCCCGAAGAATGAATTTAAAGCCGATGATTCTACGGGAGCTTTAACTTTTGTATCTAATTACGAAGACTACATAGATTTAAATAACGGAGAAACTTTAGTACTTAATGAACTTTCGGTTCAGGTTCGTAATCCTGATATGACTATGGCTACAGAATTACAACCAATTACACGAGCTACAATAAAAATAAAACAAGGAAACAGAGATACAGAAAAACACAAAGAAGAGGAAAAACTTATGAAACTCGCTAGAATTATTTCTCAACAGCAATCGAACCAGACAGTTTCAAATTTAGATAATCGTAATATAGGTATGACGGGTTCTTAATTGTGTTCTCATTTGTGTATCTCTATTAATATAATTTAATACAAATGAGAACAAAAAAAATATTGTGTAAATATATATAAAAGATGACCGTTCTCGATAAGTATTCTAAAGAAGAATTAGTTCATATCGTCGATATGTTTAGAATCGATATGAAGATGGAAGACTTAAGGAAATCTAAAAAGGATATCCTTAAAGTTATGAAGGATAAGAAAGTAGATAAAAAACACGGCGATAAGCTTCCAAGTAAAACAGCAGTTAAAGAAATGGTTAAGAAAGATAAAAAGAACCCTAAATCTTCTTTATCAAAATTACAGAAAGCGGGAACAGCAAAAGGACAGAAAAAAATTACAGATTTACTTCCTAAAAAAAAGAAACCCGAGTCAAAAAACGATAAAGGGGGAGCGAAACCTCCAGAAAAAAAAGCAACTAGTAAACCTTTAAAATTCGAAAAGACAAAAGAAGACGCTAAAAAAAAAGCAAGAAGCGAAGCGACTTCAGTACGTAGGGGATTAACTGAAAGATTCTCGGCTCAAGCTAAAAACAGAACAAAAGTACTCGATAAAAAAAAGAAGGAAAATAAAGTCGAAAAAGAAGAACAAGAAACCGACGCAGAATTAGCACCTCTCAAAGGTAAAAAGCTTCAGGATAAAATCGAAGAAATAGTAGATTTAACCAGCAACGACGACGAAAGGGCTAGAATATATTTTAAATTCGGTACACCAGCGATTTTTAAGTCATCGAAATTTATGGATTTTATAGAGACTTATATCGATGATTCTAATTTAAACGAAGATAACCTTAAATTTACAAAAAAAGAAAAGGTAGAAAAAGTTCGAAGTGAATTTCGTAAAAACTGGGAGAGCGATAACCCTAACCGAGATTTTAATAAAATGATGAATAATAAACCAGTACCTAAAAAAGCGGGAGGAGATAAACCTAAAGATTATCGAGAACTTAAAAATATGGCGATTGAAACTATAAGAGCCGAAAATAACGACCAGAAGAATATTAAAAGTATGATGAGCGACTTAAAATTCGATTTACCTGACGAAATCGAAAAGAAATACCCTAGTATGAGTAAACCAGAAATTCGAAAACTATATGACGATAATAAAGACAAACTAGAACAGGATTTATTAAAGAGGTTTCCGTCATCTAAAAATCCTCAAGGAGCTAAAAAGAAAAGGAGAAGTTTTAAACCTTTAGAAAAACGAGTTTATACTGTAGACCGCTAAAGATTCTCCTCGAGATAATTCGCTAATATTGAAATCGTTTTAGCTATTTCTTTTCGGGTAAATTCTAGACTTTCGAAATAGTCTGTTATTACCTTTACTTTTTCGTCGAATGGTACTACCGCGACTTCTTCTACTGGAATATAATTAGGAGGCGTTTCACTAAATACGAAATGTTCTTTTTTACAGAAGTCGATTAAGTCGAGATTATCTGTTAATAGATGAAAGTCTAATATATTAAAATCCGTCTTTATAAAATTAATCCCTGAAATATTATTTAAGTCTTTTTCCTTTATTAACCAATTCGCGAGAATGTCTCGACCGAAACCGCTCCAGCACTCTAAAGACTGTAATTCTTTAAAAGCTCGAATTCCTCTTTTTTTCGTATCACATAGTCGAGGATAATAAGAACCTCCTTTTACTATAATATTATCCTGTAGTAAGGATTTATATTTAGAAACAGTCGAGAGGAGTTCTTTCCATAAGAATACGATTTTATCGTTATTTTCGAAATCAGGATTAAGAGTTATATACATTATATTATATACTGTATATAATTCTTTAAATTTAAATAAAGATAAATAAAAGGTTTTATTCGGGTTCACTTTCGCTCGATGTCGACATATAATCGAGAACCGATGTATGAAGATAGATTTTCTTAATATTATATTTGTACTTACATTTCGATTCGGGATTTTTAACCATTCGATAAAGTGTAGGTCGAGGGATTCCTAAATCCTCTTTTAGGTCGATATGTGTATAATAATATTTAGCTTCGCCGACTAGTTTTCCTTCATCGTCTTTTTTAGTCGCGACGTAATGGTAAAAAGATTTATTTTCAGTTCGTTTCGTTTTAGTGTTAGTCATTATAATATATTATGTATTAACATTTTTTCTTTAAATCAATTTTTTTTTATATTTGTATTTAATAAATGGTTAAAAAAACTACTATCAAATCAGGAGACAAAGAAAAGAAAGTACCTTCGAAATATGTCCCTAAAGGTTTATCAGCAGCAGATAAAAAAAAGCAAGTGAAATCGATAATAGAAAAGAAAGATAGACCTAAAGTAGATTCAGTAAAAAGTAAGAGAAGTTCTCACGTAATAAAATTCGAAAAGAAGTACGGTAAAAAAATCACGGATAAAAAGTGGATAAATGATAATCTCCTGAAATCAGCAGGACAGGAAGAGATATTAAAAAAAGGGAGAGGAGCTTATTATTCTAGTGGTTCTCGTCCTAATGTATCCGCCTCGGCGTGGGCTTATGCTAGATTAGCTTCAGCTCTTACAGCGGGTAAGGCGAAAAAAGTCGATAAAGCGATATTCGATAAGTATAAAGTCTCCCGAAAATAATTGTTCCCGTTTGTAGTAAATTATTAAATATCGTACTTACAAATGAGAACAACTCTAAACAGGCTTCTTCCTCTGTAGGTATATGTAAAGTCATTTAATATATATAAGATTATTTTCTCCTGATAAGTTTATTAGTCTCTCTCTTAATATCCTGAACTGATTGAGGAACACTTTCGAGAGCTTTATTAATAATCCTCGGTCGTCGTCCTAGTTTGTAAATTTTTCTCATCTTTTCGATTTTCTCCTGATTGACTGAAACTTCGGTTTCTGTCTTTTTACCTTTCCGTACTTTCTTCTTTTTGAGAATATCTTTTCCAAGTACATTCTTTAAGAGTGTCGCTACAAACTGTTTCTTATTGTACTCTGTGTCGAGTTCAATATCCTTCTTATTCCTTCCGCCGAATACCTGTCGGTACTTTTTGTTAATAGTAGAAGCTCGTTCTTCTGTGATAGTCTTCTGTTCTACTACTTCGAGATTCTTACTAATACCGAGTTCTACTGATATATCGTTAATAAATTTAACTTTGTTCTGTCCTCCTTTGACTTTCAGGATAGAGAAGTCTTTATCTTTATTAAGGTCTCGTTCTACCTTCTCCGCCGAATCCATATAAAGCTTTTTAGTATACAGGTACTTTTCAGTCTCTCCCGCCTCCTGATAAAGTTCCTTAATTCCCTGAATATCTTCTGTATTATAAACCTTAAGAATATCCTCATTAAGTCGAGAGTTGAGAGCGTCCGCCGTGTTCCAATTCTCGAGGAAGTACTCTTTCGTATTCTTCTTAACTTTAGCTTTAATAATCTTCTTCTCTACTTTAGAAACTGGTTTCGGTTTGTACTCGATAGTCTTATCAATAAATCCCCGTTCTTTGATAAGTGTCTGGAAGTGAGCGTATTTGTTAGTCTGGTAGCAGTCGAGAATATACTCGTAATCTACTAGTAAGTCGACGAACATCTTATTAAGGTACGAATCCTCGTTCTCAAATTGTTTCAGGGCGAACTCGTTATCTTTGAAAAGGTCTTCCTTCATATCTTCGACTAAAGAATATTCGCTCTCCTGAAATTGTTTCTTCTCGAACATATAATTAAGCTTTGAAATCTTTCGTTCTCTGTTAATCTGTTGAAGCATATTAGAAGGTGAAATAGTGTGTTCTTTATAATAACAGAATACTTCCCGTTCGTGTACTCCTAGATATCCATTAGAATCTAATCCGTAAACAATTTTCGGCGAGAATACGACTCGTTCGTGTTGTGATAGTTTACAGAACATTTCCTTATCTTTTGAAACGTTGTCTTCCGCAATAATAAGAACTACGGGTTTTTCTTCTGTGTGTGTTTCTTTGTAAATGTTAATCGCTTCTTCTTTAGAATCTACAGCGAATAACCAGCGGTCAGTCTTTTTCGCCTTTGTGATAAGAGCTTCCTTCCTGAAGTACTCTTCCGCAGGTGTTCCTCGGTTGTGAATATATTTGTTCTGTACGAATTCGAAGTCCCTATCGATATTCCTTTCCTTTCGTAGTACTCGAATATAGTCGATAAACTTCATAGAAATATCGCTAATATCAGCGTCAGCCATAACGAGGCATTTCGCATTCATAAAGATATCGTTCACTATGAAGTCGAAGAGTTCTGTTTTAATAGCCGACATCGTCGGCGACTTAATAAGGTACTTAATAATCGAGTCAAACTCATCGAGAAAGATTGTATAGTTAGAAAAGTCCCAGTTCGAAATCTTCAAGAGAGAATCGATACAAATTACCATCGAACCAGATTCACTCCAGAAAGAGCCGTGTTCGTAGTAGTTTACATCGTCAGCAATATTCAGGAAGTCTTCGAACTGTTCGTTAGCTAGTGTTCTACGAGATACAATACTGATAAATTTTGACTGACTCTTCTCGATGTATTTCTTAAAGAGTGTCGTTTTACCTGTACCTGTATCGCTTTTAATAATCATATCTTTTTTAGAAGTAATTTCGAGACCGTATCCTAGTTTCTCAACATCGATAACACGGTCAGGAACGACTTTATTCTCTGGTACTTTTTTATATTTACATTCGTTTACAAGTTCATAACAATCGGCAGCCTTCGCGAGATGTTCGAAATAATAAGAACCTTTTTCTACTCTGGATTTCACTTTATCCCAGAGCTTATCGTCGTATAAATACCACGAAGAACCCTGTTCGAGGTGATGTGAATCTACTTTCTTTTTAGTTTCTTCCCAGATTCCCTTCTGGTTAAGTTGTTTAAGAGCAGAGGTGAGAATAAAGTATTTCGTAAAATCTTCGAAGTAAATCGAAGGAAGTTTAGAAACAACTTCGCGAACTTTTGATTCTGGAATATTGTAAGAATATTCGACTTCGAACTTTTTATTCTCCATATTATCGAGTACCTTACGACCTCGAACTCGTTTCTGTTTGTTTGAAACAGGTACAGATTCGAAGATATAATCCTTAAGAAAACTTTCGAGTTCTACTGGAATTTCTTTGATATCAGTATCGAGGATAACCTCGTATTTTTTACCAGCTACTACAGAGTCAAAACCAACGATATAACCGTTAGTATTTCCTCCTCGAGTATCAATCTTATATTTTTTTGATGAAGTTTGAATTAATCCTTCTTTGTGTTTGAATAGAAGGTGAATTCCGCCGTTCGGCGTTTTCTGTGTGAAGGTATTAAACTTCGAAATAAATTCTTCTTCCTTACCGAAAGTCTTATAGAATAGTCCGTGTTCTTCGTTAGTATCTGGTTCGAATTTATCGAGAGTACCATCTCGCTTCTTTTTAGTATAGAAGTCAAGGTCGACAGCGAATACTCCTGAATCTTTAGAACATACGATACCGACGTTATTATCGGCGGTAGCTTTGTAGTTTTTCGACTGTGATTTAGGGTTAGTCCAGTTCACAGAACCGAAAGGCTCTTTCCCGTATTTTCTACATTTGATTTTAAAGACGTCCTCAATTTTCATAACTATATTATTAATAGATTTCTTTTCCTGAAATTCTTCCTTCAGGTCTTTTTCGATTTCGTTTCTCATACAAGAAACACAGGTCGAAGTATAAGAAGGTTTATCACATTTCGAGCAGTTGAAAGGGTGAGTCATTTTGTTCTTAATTGTATTAAGTGATTTATCTTTAAGTGATTTTTTAAACATTTTATTATTTAATGTATCACTTTCAATTTTTTTATTTTCAATTTTTTTTTTTGAATTTTCGTTCGTACTGATTTGAGACATTTTTTATTATATTGTATCAATATATTTTATTTTTCAATTTTTTTTAAAATCAATTTTTTTTTTTGATTCATTTTTCGATATTTTGTTCCTGTTTGTAAGTACCTAATATACTAAATTTATACAAATGAGAACAATCTAAAAAAATATATTGTGTATATATAGTAATGGATAACAACTTCGAAAACGACTTAACTATCTTACCAGTAAAAGCCCCGCCTGTGGAAACTACTTTAAAATTCGATAAGAGACTCCCTGATATTAATAAAGGAGCTTTAGTTATTGATATAGCGAAACCTCGTTCAGGTAAAACTCTTCGACTAGTAAACTATCTCCAGAACCCTAACTTTTATTCAGGTCAATTCGACGCCGTCTATATATATTCCTCTACTATGGCGAACGGAGACGATACAGCTCGATTTCTGTACGAGGAATTCGGCGAGACCATATACAGCGATTACAGCGACTCACATTTACAGAGTATAATCGATTATCAGGATAGTATCCCGAAACATAAACGCCCGAATATCGCCCTAATTTTTGACGATTTTATCGCCTTCCCGAATATACATAAGAACTCCCTAATGTTTAAAATCGCCTCCTCTTATAGACATCATAATATTAAACTACTGGTCTATAATACCCAGATGTTAAAATATGTTCCTCCCGTGGTTCGTTCCTGTTGTAATTATGTAATTTTAAGTCAAAATTCTAACGTTAAACAGGTAGAAGCCCTCGCCGAAGAATACGGCGGAACTTATGGTACTGAAAAATTTAAAGAGCTTTTCGGCGATGCTACGAGCGAACCTTACGGTTTTCTGTACCTAGATTTATACGGATTTACAGGAGATAACAATCGCCCGAAAGCCTATAAGAATTTCGGTAATATGATTTTCGAAGCTCCTATTTCTTACAGTAAAAAAAATCTCGTAAAATCATTTAAGGCGAATCCTCTTCTACCTCCTGAACCTCTGGAGAAGCAGAAGGAGGACGAGTAAGTACTTCGATTTTCTTTTCTAATCTTTTAATTTTTTGTTTTAATGATATTATCTCTTTATTATCCTGATACCATTCTTTATTCGTTCTCGAGGGAATATTCTTATTAATACAGGGAAAATTCTCAATATAATATCGCTCTCTTTTTCTTAAATATTTAATATCTAAACAGGGATATTCCTCTACGAGATATATTTTACATACTGATAAATCTCCCATTTCTCGATTAAATCTCCTTTTCGAAGCCCTATGTTTACTCATTCTTTGAGATAATAAACGCTCACAAGTAGAACCGAAATAAGTTCTTCCGTTTTCGAGGTTAACTATCTTATATATTTTAGCGTATTGTAAATTCATTCTTTATTTTAAAATTAGAAAAAAATTTAAAAAAAAAATCTTATATAAATATATAATAAAACTATGGAAGCAATAAAAAAAGCGATTGACGATAAACGAAATATAAAACCTAATTCCCTTCGAGCTTATCTTATTAATATTCGAAAAGTATATGAAGGTTTAGGAAATTCAGGAGAACCAAAAAACCTCGATTTCCTGAAAGATGAGAAAAAAGTACTAGAATTTTTAAGCGAAAAAGCTCTCACTACTCAAAAGAATTATTTAACAGGAATAATTATAGGATTAGATTCCCTTAATAAAAATGAGAAGTACGACCAAGACCTAAAAGTATATCGAAAAAGACTCGACGAATATACCGATAAATATAACCAAGAAATCGAAGAAAACAAAAAAACAGGAAAACAGGCTAAAAACTGGTCTACTATGAAAGAATTAAAAAAAGTAGTTTCCACTTATAAAGCCGATTTATTAGATAGAGGAGTATTCGGTAAAGATTACGACCAGATTACTAAAAAACAGTTTGACTTATTACAGAAATTCGTCGTAGGTTCTTTATATATCTATGAGGAGAATCCTCCAGTACGGCTCGATTATGGAGATATGAAAATTATAACTTCTCCCGATTATGAAGAGCTAACAGACGAAGAAAAAGAAGAGAATAATTATCTAGTAGTAAAATCTCGTAATAATAAATTCTTCCATTTCGGCGACTACAAAACCTCAAAGAATTACGGTACTAAAAAAATAACTGTAGGAAAAAAACTTAATTCTGTCCTGAATATCTGGTTAAAATTCAATAAAACCGACGAATTTTTATTAGATTCACGAGGAGGAAATATGACCTCGAACCAGCTTTCTAAATTTTTAAATAAGGTTTTCGCACCTACAGGAAAAAAGATTTCCGCTAATATGTTAAGACATATATATATCAGCGAAAAACACCCAGTAAAAGAAGAAGAATCGAAGGAAGATACAGCGGATAAAATGCTCCATTCAGTTTCAACACAGAAAAATTATTCGAAAAAATGAGACATATCTCGATATTTTGTTCTGTTCCCATTTGTAGAAAATCATTTAATAGAATAATCACAAATGAGAACACACTCTAAAACTATAATAAAAGCAAACTACAGAAAATAAAAACTATAAGGAATCCTATTTATAACTTATAAGAACTTTATTTTTTTCTTATGAAAATCTCTACTTTTTTAAAAATCTGGTTTTATGACTAAAAATAGAAACCTAGAGAAAAAAATTAAAATATCATAAATCTAAATTAATATCTAATACTATATATATAAAATGGTACTAGACTTAATCAATATTCCCGACGAAATCGCCGAAGACATTAAAGAGGATTTAGCAGTCCTTAACGATGATAAATTAGAAGATTTAAGGGGGTCTCCCTTCGCAGTTGAGCCGAAACGGAAACAAGCTTTCAAACCGCCTCCGCCTTCTAGTGATGACGCAGACAGCGAAAGCCCTTCAGTTTCAGGAGAACAAGGAGAAAAACCAAGAAGAAAAAAAAAGCCGTTAAGTGAAAAACAGAAAGCACACCTCGCCAGAATGAGAGCTAAAAAAGCAAATAAAGCACAGGCAAAAGTCGAAAAAGTTCTGGAAAAATCTCCCGAAGTAGTACAAGAAGTTTCAGCTCCACAACCGCAGGAAATTTCGACAGAAGAACTCGAATATATGGAGGCGGAAGAGTTTAATATGTGGTTAAAAAATATGGATAAATTCGAGAAGTTAATTAAAAAACAACAGGAAATTAAGAGAAAACACGAGGAAAAAATGAGGAAGGAAGAAGAGGCGGTCGAAGCAAGAGTTCGAGCTAAATTAGAAAAGGAATATAAACAAAGAGTAGGAATAAGAGAGAAAGTACCCGAACCCGTTAATTTAAATAAACAGGAAGATTTCGGGGAATATGGTAGTTATTTCGGCTACTGATAACAGGAATAAGTATATTTAGGTTCGAGGGGTCGGTCTGTTTCAAATTGAAATTTAATTTCCTCTAACCATTCTTTCCGCTTTAGAGTTATCCACGGTTTCATCGAAGAGGAGTCAGGGTTTTCGATTTCGATTTTATTATCCTTCGCGAATCGGCTTTTACCTTTTGTCGAAAGAGATTTAAACCAGCAGTAGAAATCGTCGTAGTTTGAGTAAGATTGAGACATTTTGAGATATTTTGTTCTTACTTATAATAGAAAATAAATTCTTAAGTAGGTTTAAAAAATGAAACGAAATAAAATAAAATGTATTATTTTTTAATATGGAGGAGGAGTAAGAAAATCATAAGGAGGAGGAGTGGTACACGCTTCTTCGTATGTAGGAGGAGCAGGAGGAGGAGCTTCGTCGTCTTCCATAATCCAATCGTCTTCGCTTTCGCTTTCGCTTTCAGCATCGCCGATTCGCCATTCTTCTTCGTCTTCGCTTTCGCTATATACTTCTTCGGGTTCGTCCCACCTGTCTTCGACATATTCTAGAAAAGCTTCTAGTACTTCGGGGTCGTGTAGATAATAATTTTTTAATTGATGATATCCAGCCTGATAAGTTTCGTAGTCTTCGTCGTGTTCTGGAGTAGTGAAAGCCAGACGGTAAAAAGGGTAGATATCGCGGAAGTTTGAGTTAATTTGAGTTTGAGACATTTTAATTTATATTGTTTTACTTCTTACTTTATACTAACCATAAATCTTTAAGTAGGTTTAAATAAAACATTTTTATTTATTTTGTCTCATCTGTTCCCGTTTGTAATTATATTCTAAAAATATTTAATACAAATGAGAACAATAATTATATATGATAATATATATATATTATGAGCGGATTTTATGGAAGTGAAACTGATAGAATAAACCAAGCTATCGAAGAGAATAGAAACTATAATATTGAGAATATCGGGTCTTTATTAAGTGAGGAACAGCAGTCAAACCTCGCAAACTGGAAGGAAACGGCGGACGAATACGCCCATAAATATTCAGCACTAGCAGAGGGAGGCGGAGCGGAAATAGCGGGAGCTTTAGGTTTAGAAGGAGGATATAAAGCAGTTAAAAAAATGAAAACTTTATATGATGGAGTACAAGCAAGGAAAAAAGCCGTAAGAGAAGCACAACAAGAAAGGGAAGGAAGAGGAGAACTTTCAAATATGAATAATGACCCAGACGGATTTCCAAGTGTAGACGAAGCGAGAGAAGAATCTTCTTCAGTACGACAAAGCTTAAGCGATAGATTCGGCAGTCAAGCAGATAAAAAAGCGGTCGACGATTTAACAAAAGCAGAAGACCAACCTTTAACAGCAGAAGAAAAAGAAGCAGGAGAGAGACTTAAATCACAATTACCCGAAGAAGACGCAGGAGGAGCGAGACCAGCAGAAGCCGCACCTGAAGGCGTAGTAGATAGTCAACCAGTAGCAGACCCAGCAGCAGCAGCAGGAGGAGAAACGAGCGATTTTTCGAATTTTGTAGCTCGACAAGTAGCAGAAGGTAATATTAGTTCGGGCGATTTAGGTTCAGCATTAAGAGCAAGAGGAGCGAGAGCAGGAGTTCGAGACCAATTAAGCGAAGCAGAAAAAAATCCTAGCGGTACTTTCGACGATAGTTTAAAAGTAATAAATCCCGAAGAATCAGTAGAACCAGCAGCGGGGGCGAGATTTTCGACTACATATAGCGACGCAATTTCTAACGAAGATATGTTAGGAAGAACAGTTTCAGCACAACAAACCGACCCCCAGTTAGCTATAAGAAGTAATGGAGTACCTCTCGAAGCTTTAGATAAACCCGACGATAGTTTCGGCGGAGCAGAGTTTACAGCACCCGAAGGAGGAAGCTTAAGTAGTAAAGTCGTAGTAAGTAGAGACCCAGCGGAGAATCCATTCGCCCGACCTGTAGCAGGAGAAGCCAGAAATACAGGAGGAGAATTAACAGATTTCAGCGGAGCGGGAAATATAGGAGACGCGGGTACTCAAGATATAAGACCACCTCCAGCACAAGCAGCAAGGAGCGGAGATATACCAGATATTCCAGACGCTCCAGATTTAGGAGACGTCGTAGCAACCGCTCGAAATGTAGCCGCCGACGCAGGACAAGCAGTAAAAACAGGAGTACAAGCCGCACAGGAAGGAGCGTCTTATGCTTCACAATTAGGACAGAAAGCTTTTACAAGTCTCGCAGAAAGAGGACAAAGTATAAAAGCAGGATTTCAAAATGTAAAAGACTTTATAAATAAAACTCCAAGTGAACTCGAAGACGCGGGACAAACATTAGCAGAAACAGCAGGAAAAACAGTAGCTAAAGGAGCAGTAGAAGCGGGAGTAGATACAGGAGTCGAAACAGGACTCGCAACTAGCGACGCAATTTTAGGAGCAGTTCCAGTCGTAGGAGAAGTCGCTTTAGGAATTACGGGTCTTATTTCAGTAGGAGAAGGATTATACCATTTATTCCACCACAAGAGCAAAGCACCCGCAGCACCTAATCTCCCTTCTTCTGGACTTCCAGCTAGCGACCCGACCGCGGGATTAACATCTAAATTCGCTTCCGCCTTACCTTCTATAGATTCTTCCGCCGAAGTTTCAGCTTCGAGTATGAGTTTTTAATAAGGAAAAAAATTGAATACATATAAATAAATTATGTTTATTATATATAGTATGACGGATACTACAAACGAAAACGAAATGACGGAGGGAATGTTTATTGACGCGATGAACCAATTAAAAGAACTTAACGAAAAACGAGACGAAGAAAATAAAAAATATAAAGAGGAAGTAATTCAATTAAAAAAAGAGTTAATTTCCTGTTATGGAGTGGTAAGACTTTTAGATAATCTTAACGAGAATCACCCTTTAGGAGAAACTCCCGTCGAAGTTAAGATAGTAATCGAGACTTTAAGAGAGTATCTTTCGCAGTACGTCGAAGATAATATTCTCGGTTCTTTAGAATAAATAAAATAAGTATTTGATACATTATACTTCTTTTTTTCATTTTGTATTATTTTTATTAAAATAAATTTAGAAAAAAAAATATATTTTCTAAATATATATAAATATGTTTAAAGCCGATAATCCTTCAGTTTACATTCCTTCGAAGTCTATAGCTATAAAGCCCGATGTAGTTAGCGACGCAGTACAGAACGACCAAATAAGAATTAATATTCCTTCTTTCGTCGGTTTCGTTGACCCTAACCAGACTTATTTAAAGTATAATATGGTTCTCGAAAATGTTCGAGGAATGTTAGTTCCAGACAGAAACGCAGGCGGACACGCAGTAATTAGAAATATTCAGTACAGAGACGGAAATAACCAGACTAATATCGAAATGAACGAAGACTATAACGCTAACTTCGCGATGATGAGTAATTATAACGCTCAAGATAATATCCAACACAAACGAGAATTATTCGAGGGTTTTATGAAACACGAAGGCGACAATATCGCAAACGCTAATTTATACTATGGAGCGAGAGCAATCGCGGGAGGAGCAGCCGCCGCAACACCAGACACAGCACAGCGTCGAATTAATAAACCTACACTTCAGCTCCCCTTAAATTCAGGTATTTTCAAACAGGGAAAAATCCTTCCAGTTTCCGCGATGAATGGTTTAAAAATTACAATCGATACCGAAGATATTAACAGAGCTTTTCAGTACTTAAATCTTTTAGGAGATTCTTCCACAGTTCACGGAACTAAAATTAAAGTAGCCGTAGCAGGTAAAACAGCAGCAGACGACCAGCGAGGAGCAGGAGCAGGAGCGAGACAGTTCGCAATCCAAAGCGACCGAGAAATAGCCGACCACCCCTTCGACATCGGCGACCAGTTATACGTAAGCGACGACGCCGCGGGATTAACTAAC